TATGGGTGTGCTGTGTTGTATTTGCTGTGCCAAGTTAATCCATCTACCCCAGGAACTGCATTTTGAGATTTACCGTCTGCCATTGCTGCGGCTAACATAATTCTATATAGATGGTGAGCACGATCTAATCCACCGTTGTCGCGGAAGACTACTGCTTTACCCATTATAGGTTCCTGATGGTCCGGTACAGGAGCAGGAGTACTTTGGTGATCCTCGGTAATAATATCTCTAATTTTCATGTTAACCTGTTACCCATGTAAGTGGTTGCGAACCATCAATGTATCTCTTCAATTCTTCTTCCAATGCTAGCATTTCTTCTTTTGCATCGGCTTTTAGTGCAGTTCCGTTAAGTGTTGCTCCACCGCTCGGCCCAGGAATCTGGGAGAAACGTTCATATGCTTCACCAAGAATACGCTTACAGAAACTATATGCATACTCTTGTATCCATGGAAATGCATACGCATCGTTAAAAATCATCTGGTCTGGCTTTTGATTGTAAATCTGTAGCAATACGCTTTCTAATTGTTCAACTGGTACGTTAGCACCTTGGTATGGAATCTTACGAGTTAGCGTTAGCTTCTTAGTTACAGGATTGAAATTGTATTGGATATAACCACCAAACATCATCATTGCTAGCTTTTGATAGTCAACGAATAATTCATAGTTAGTTAAACCACCAACACGACCGGCAACTAACATGTAAGTGTTTAAGTAGCCTGAAGCAAATGGTTCAAATTGACTTGCTGTTGTACCTGTTGTAGAACCGATACCTCGTCTGTAAATAGCACGGACTGCCATAATTTCTTTTGGCAATATGTATTCTTGTGTTTCAGGAAGTAGCTGCAAGAATGCATAGCTTTCTTCTGTAGAGTTTTGAGCACGTTGGCGATACTTGATTAGCGCCTGATTGATGCCCATTTCATAGTGTTCTTTTTCTAATTCTACATCAACGATACCATCCGCTAAACGCAAGCGAATGTAATCTATAATGCTGGCTCTCATGCTATCAGTGGTATTACCGATTGGCCAATTTGGATCAGTTACTCCGGGACTTGTTACTTCGTTACTTCCAGAAAATGCGATGTGAGCGTTGGTTTGTGTGCCTGTAACAGGATTGTACAGGGTTTCAACTGCCATGTTGTTATTTTTGTCAAATCCTACACCCGGGCCTATTGGATAGGTTGGTGTGGTTACGCCTGAATTAGCTGAAAATGGTAAAGTCATGAGACTACTCCGAATATACAGTATTTAGCCTGTATAGCGGAGTAGCCCGGGTGATTACAGCACTTTGAGTAGGAGTGACCATATAGAGATAAATAAAAGTGCAGCCCACGGAGTAACAAGCTCCCGACCGCTCTAACATAATAGGACTATGCCAGCATGAATATTTATAAAATAATACCAATCAGTGACAAAATTATTGATTCTTTTCGACCTACACGTTTATACATCAAAGAACTTGCCGGTAAAAAATATTTTGGTAAATCTGTCGTAAACGATATAACTGCCTACACCGGGTCTGGCAAGATATGGAAAGACCGTATCAAGAAATATGGCAAGGGACAGATCAAAACATTATGGGTGTCAGATTGGTTTTATTGTCCCTACCATATCCAACAATTCGCATTAATGTTCAGCGAATATAATCAAATTGTAGAATCAGATGAATGGGCTAACTATAAACCCGAGAATGGGTTAGACGGTGGATCTTTTGGATCTAGATCCAAAAGAACAAAAGAAAAGATTAGAAATGCTCTCAGGGGAAAACCTAAATCTGAAGAACACAAGCATAATATGTTTAAGCCGATGTCTTCCCCTGAGGTTGTAGCAGCACGACGCGGCAAGGGTTACGATCGTACCATTTATTGTTTTGAACATAAGATAACTAAAGAAAAACTTATGCTAACTCAGCTCGAGTTTATCAAAAAGTTTAATGCAAGCAAGGGCAATGTGAGTGCCCTTGTTGCTGGTAAACCCGGATTTAGATCCGTGTTTGGGTGGGCACTAGTTAGCAAACCTTCAACAGTATAGTATCTGTGTTGATGCGGCCATTGAGCTTAGTCTCAGTTGCCTTGATGTCGCTTAGGAATTTGCGGAGTTGAATTTTTCCTGCCTTTGCAAACTCTTTTAGCTTTTCTTCGGGCTTACGAAGCGTCTTAGCCACAGACTTCATTTCATCGTAACCCACAATTGACGCACCCTTAACGGTTAACTGTCCTTGCAGGCTATCACAGATGTAATGCCCCAGCTTACGTGTTTTGACATTGTACACAAACAATTCTTGTGCGCCAATGATGTCTGCTGGGTTGATGGAAATCAGCTTCAGCGTCTTGTCTTCTTTTGCATATTTGAGCTTGCCCACCAGCTTTTCCTTGCTAACCGGACGTGGTGCACGGAGTTTCTTGGTTGCTTTCTTTGCCCCGCGGTACTGCTCAATATCAGACAGTATTTGTTCAAGGAACGCTATCACACGCTTCATGTCAGCTGCTTTAAGATGGCTGTACGCTTCAACCAGTTGCTCATCTTCTTTTGCTTGAGCTGCCTTCATTTCCGTTAAACGGGCTTGGTACAGAGTTTCGTATTTGCCCAATTGACTTTGGGGCACATTGTTCGAAGTCAGGAAATCAAACGGCTTGAACACATGCTTGGCGCTTGTTAAGACTTGGTCAAAGTGTCCTTCGAGTTCGCCAATTGTTTCCGCAGTCTTTTCGTTTAAGCGGTCTTGAATTGTAGGAACCCACGCTTTAGTTTTTGGCGTTGCTGTTGTTTCATCGTCATCAACAAAATTCCCATTCAGTGCTTTGTTGATACCATCAATAACATAGGTGCGTTCTTTATCACGGAGCGGCATACCCTTTCGATGCGACATAATGATACAACCCAGCGTTGATGTTAGCGCCTTATCGTTGATGCGGTCCAGTGCTTTGGGGTCTGTCTCTTTGAATTCTTTTTGTTCTTTTGCCCACGCTATTACATGTTTCTTCATGTCTTTTTGCGTGAAGTAATAGTTGTAATAGCGGAAGCTGGCTGCAAGGTGGCGAGTAAATTCATCATCGGACATAGCTTTTGCACGTTCGGTATCCCAGACTGGTTCCGCTCCTGTAAATTTTTCATCGGCGGTTAAGGGGCTTCGAGTCGCTTTGACTTTTACCTTAGGTGTTTTACCATTGACTTTAATTGCCATATCGTCCTTTCAGTACATGTAAATATGCTTGGTTAAATGCTGCTCGATTTGCATACGCATCATACAATGCCATATGCGGTGTTAACTGTGTTTCTGTAAAATACAGCTCAAACTTGTTTTTGTCAATTGCGCCCCAAATGTTCTTTGCAACTATAAAGTCCGGAATATCCTCGTCGGGCAATAACATCAGCATCTCCCGTGTTAGGTCCCAATCCGCGTGGTAGTCAAAACAAATCACGCAATCTTCTTTATACAGTTGCAACCATTCGTTCAGTCGCTTTGCCACTTCCCACTTAGTGCCCTCGACGCGCTTTGGATACTTTTTCAGCAAAGGCAAAACCACTTGCTTAACAAACGGACTACATGCTTCTTGCCTGTAATCAGTTAGCTCTGCATAAAAATCTCGCCCATTCTCATCTACAAGCCCAATGGAAATTAAATCCTGTTCGGATTTTGGAAAATCGGTAAATTCTGTATCCAAAAATAAAATCACTGTTTGGTTTCCTTTAGCAATCTCTTATAGTTCTCTAAATCTTGCAAGTCATTTCCTGTCACTAGTCTGTACTCAAACCCATTTTGCTTACAGTAAATTATTGCTTGCTTTTGTTTTTCAACATCTCGTGGAGTCATTCTTCCTTTTACTTCTTCAATTATCTTCGTACCGGATTCGTCTCCAATGAAAAAATCTGGTACGTAATTATATTCTGCACCCTCAAACACATATGGTATTCTTATACCATGATGCTTTGTCCAAAATTGCACTTTGCTGTCCTTATCCAATTCTACCATTCTTGCTAACTCTAGTATTGAATCCGCATAGAACTGTATATTTGACTTAGTCGATAAGTAGAATGCTTTTCTTCCTCTATTGCAACTTTTTATATTGAACTTGCATTCATCAATTAAATCAACTTTGCTTTTTGATTGTAGAGCACGGGTTTCTGGCGAATGTCGCTTTCCGTACATCGGATTATTTTTACCCGAAAGTGTTTGACTCAAACTTTCTTTCAGAATCTGTATCTCTTCTTGTGACATGTGTTTATGTGGATTTTGTCCATATGCAGGATTTCTATTCCCTTTTTTCGCACAAAACTTACATAAGTCTAAACCATTATGCATATTGCGTGATTTTCTCTGTTGCCAATACCAAACGGTTGTTTCCCATAGTCTACCGCAATCATCGCATTGTAACTGCAATCGATATAACGATACACCAGCATCGTCTATATCTTTAATTTTACCGGTTTCACTTGTAACTTGTCTGCTGTGTATCATAATGTCTCCTATAACATTATTTATGATTATCACAACAATTCAGTATCAAGATGAATAATCATCCTAACACTATACTACAGTTTTCTTTTTAAGTCAAGAGTGTGCCCATTGTGAGCCACTGTTCCATTGTAGTTACCACTTCTTCCAGTTTTGCAACAAGCTCGTGATA